ATGCCGGTGTTGTCTGTATCAATCTGGAACGTGTCAGACTTTGTTCCGTCCTGAGACAGGATGGCAACGGCCGGTAGCCGTAGCTGAACCTTGTCAGCTGCAGCAAAGGCATAAGCTGTGGCAACACCAGATTGTATAGCATCAGCAGCACGTTCGATTATGCTGAATTGATCGATGTCAACAGCTGTCGTGTGCTCTTTGACTTTGATAACTTCTCGTGTACCATCTTGAGCCACCAGTGTGGCAAAGAAATAATCACCGTCAGCAGCAAAGTCCACTTCAGGGAACCTGCTCCCGTGACCTGGGGTCAAGGTGAGTGTTGTTGCTCCGGCTGTTAAGATATTAGCCAGGGTACCTTCGGAGTTGTTAGAAAATGTTAAACCCATGAGTTTGATCTCCCATCTGTATGATTAGAGCCAACCACTTCAAAGTTCTGTGGTACAGCACCAGTAGGTTTCTGTGATGTTCCACCCAGTACAGACTTACGAGCATTCCTGATTCCACGTTTCCACTTCCGGCCAAACTCGTCGGCCAGTTTACCATCAACCCAAGATGCCTTAGGTATTCTGAGTAGGGACTCAAGTGCTCCAGCTTGTATTACTTCTTCCCACCTCTCCCAGATAAATTCATCACACTCTGTCATACTACGTTTGTACGTGACAGCTGTGTTCATGTAGATCTCATCGTCTCCATCTGCTGTGGGTTCCGGGTAAAACCTTATCTTGTTTGTCTCATCTGTTAAGAAGCACCGGGACGGTTGACTGCCTGTGTCTTCTCTCCAGTTTTTAATTGTGTGATCCAGCCAGTGCTCTGTTGTCTCTGAGATGACACGGCCGTTGTCTCCTGATCCTTCCTGGCACTCTTGTATTGCAATAGCCCGGTAACGATCATTGTTATATTTCAGTTCGTATGTGTGTTCCTCCTCGTCCAGATAAAACGTAGACGGTTGCCGTTTGAGCAGCAAGGTTCTCTCACAGAAATGTATGATAGCATTCCTGACGTGAGTCCTAACCATAATAGTTGGGGCACCATTAACGTACTGAAGTATCTCTGGTAGAAAGTCGTCCAATAGAACGAATCCTGTTGTTGCTGTAGCCATAGGTTACTCCTTTTGTTCCGGGCCTGCCTGAGTAGAGTTCTTAAGTTCTATACCAAGTAGCTGGAAGAAGTTGTTATAATATTGCATAGCCTTCTGCATCTCAACACCTTCGTCATCTGCAGAGTAGGCTTTGAATAACATGAACTGTACAACTGGTTCAAAAAATATGTCAAGGATACCTGGATCAGATCCGGTACCCGTTACTGCCGTGGGTAATTGTGACGTGGACATTTCAACGTACACTGCTGTTGAGTTATGTACCGGTGGGGTCACATAGAAGATACGTGGTACATTGTTGTCATAAGAAAAGTTCTCTACCACTGTGTCACCCGTGGCTGCAGGCCACAGGAGGTTGGCATAGTCTATGTGCTTCCGATCAGCAGGGGTTATAATCTTGCCAGCAGTTAGTCCATCAACTCCCATGTTCCTGGATATATCCAGCAGTCTGATTGCTCCAGCTGCCAATGTTTGTTTCACTCCTGCTGTGAGTTGCACACTTTCTGTGACTGCTCCGGCATCTGGCCGGACAAGGATCAAAGCTCGAATAGCACTGTTGAGATACTTGACCCATGTTAATATTGGTACCCGGACATAATCCCCGGATACCAATTCACTGTCACCGTACAATTCAGCAGCTTCCGTTATGTAATCGTTTGCTGTGAATGCCACTGTGAGTCTCCTTTATTATTTCTTATTAGCTTTTTCTTCGTCGTATTCTTTTCGAACTACGTCGATGTGTTTGATGTCGGCAACGGTGTAGCTGATACGAGGCACCTGTTTGGGAATGTACCGGATCTTGCCATCCCGGTCTACATCCATTTTCATTTTGGTTATCACTGCATTTACCAGAACACCATCGATAAATTCTCTTGGTATCCACACTTCTTTCTCTCGTGGAATGATCAGAGCCGTACCGTTCAGGGCAAGCTGGACGTAGGGTAGATCGTTTTCTTCACTGTTGTAAAACGTGATCTTTGCCATCATACCACTGAAGCCTTTAGCAAACTTCTTCGTGGGTTTGTGGTCAGACACGTTCCCATTCTCGTCTATGACTTGGGCTTTATCGACGTGACCAGCCTGGATGTCAATCAGCTTCAGGATGTTGGATAGCTTTTTCACGTTCAGGGAATCCTTGCCGTCTTCCTTCTTTGTCATGTAGTCGGCTTTCTCCAGGTCGTACTTGTCGATCAACTTGTAAAGTTCTTCGTGCTTCATTGCATTATAATTAGGCATGGTATCAATCTCCTTCCAGAATGATAGTTAAGGAAAAGGAGGGGCATGGTTAGCCCCTCCCAGTTATTAGCAGTCTACTGATTAGGCAGTCAGATCAGAAACGGCACATTCAACACGGCACATCCAGAAGTCGTTCAGGATGATTGTGGCACTGTAGCCTTTCCAACCAACGTGTCCTCTCTGAGCCAAGGGGTCAGAGTCAGAAGCTTTGGGGTTCACGACCATGGGGGTCATGGCATTGGCACCCTTGAAAGCCACGATACCATAGGCATCACGGGCAAGGTATATAATCGGGTAAACGTCGGCAGCAGAACTTGTTTCCAAGATAGCTGTACCATTGGCACCACCACCCAACCAAGGTTCGGCAATAGTTGTAGCCAGGTAACGAACGTCTTCTATTTTACCCATTTCACCTTCGAAAGGTGTCATGCTTCCGTATTTCTCGACCGGTACGAAACCAGTGATGGCACGGAGGTCAGGCTCCAAGTCCGGGTGACAGATAGCTATGAATGCCGGGGCAATAGCTTCTGTTCCGTAAGAAGGAGTAGATTTAACCATCGATGTGATGGCTTTACCAAGCTGACGTTTCAGGAATCGAGTGACTTTTCTCTGTGTCAGAAGATCCATGACGGTGTCGATGTTGGTACGGACGGTGTCGTTGTTTGTCATGAAGACGTTGGTTCCAGCCTTCAGTACGTTGAAACGAGTCTTCTCGATGAGGATAGCAGCCTGCTCACCAAGAATGTCCACGGCCTCTCTCAGGATCGGGTCTTCGTGTGTGTCCATGATCACGTCAGAAATCACAACACGGTCACCGTACTGTACGAGAGTTGCATCGTAGTCAGAGCTTTCCAGAGATGTAGCATCAGGTGTTACACCTTCGGTCAGGGTCTTGTTGGTCGGATTGAAGTTGTCACCCTTGAAATATTCGTGAGGGTTGAAGTCAGATCCGAATGTAGATGTCCAAGAGCTGTCCAGGTAGTACCGACGGAACTGAATGCTTTTGGTGCTGTTAGAAGGCAGAGGTTTGGCCTGACCAAACTTCTCGAATACCAACCAAGGCATACCACGTTTCAGAAGGTCACGAACTACGAAAGCAGCTGTACGAGGGGAAATGTCACCGTAAGTCATTGTACTCATAATAAAAAATCTCCTTAGTTTTATTCAGGAGTTTAAGCAAAAGCTTCCTTGGCAGCAGCTTTGAAGTCATTCTTGTCCGGCCCATCAGTCTTGGGGCCAGGTGATTCTCCTTCAGCTTCCATCATGGACTTAAGCTTATCCTCTTTAGTAGAGTCTCCTGTAGCCAGTTGGGATTTCCAACCGGATTTTTCTTTAAATGCATTGCACAGGTTTATCACCTGAGTTGAGTTCCCGTTTTCATAAACATTGTGCAAGTGATCACGAACGTAGTCTGGTTGCTGGTTGATCCAAGTTAGAAGAACTCCAGTGCCCACCATCTCGTCCAGGTCAGGATGTTTAGACCTGATCGTTGTCATATGGGTGTTGTCTACCGGTTTGGCATCCGTGGCTTCTGGTTCGGTCGATGCACTTTCAGGTTCAGGATCTGCTTTAGCCGGGATCTTGCTTGCCAGGTTATCCATCTTCTTCTGATAGATATCCAGGACTTCAACAAATTCCGGGAAGGTTTTCTTGAACGTGTCCATGATCTCCTGATCAGAGCTTCCGTCCTCACTTGGGGTCGAGTTGGCTTTAGCTGCAAGCTGGTCTTTCAAAGACTGGTTCTCGACTTCCAGTTCTTTAACACGACTGTTTGCTGCTTTAATACGGCCATCCCAGGATGACGTTCTCTGATGTTCTTTCTTAAGCTCAGCTTCAAGCTCATCAACTCTTGACTGCAAGTCTTTACCATCAATGCCAGCAGTAGCAGGTTTAGGATCTTCAGATCCTGGTTCCTGGCCGGTGACACTTTTGATTAAGTCAGCTTCTGCAGCTTTCTTGGCTTCTTCATCGGTAGCCTGCTCTTGTGTGGAATCCCCCGACTCCTCAGCAGTTTCCTTAGCTTTAGCCTTTGCAGCTTCGTCTGCTAACTCCTCATCCGACTTTTCCATGATATCGTTAAAGACATCATCGAGTTCTTTCTGTTCCTTGCTCAATACATCATCAGGCATATAGCCTCCTTTGGGGTCAGCCTAAGCTGGTGTCCCGGTTAAAAGTTATTGTGGGTGTCTCTACTGAGGCCCTGTGTCTATTGACCAAACCCACCGTCATAGGTATTGACGACAGGCTTTCGGGTAAGACCTTTGAGTATGGTCTGTAACTCATCGGCCTTTCCCTGTAATCGTTTGACCTCGTCCATATCCTTTTCCTTCACTAACTGTTCCTGTATCTCATATATCCGTGTTTCCACGAACTCTTTTAATGTGAGGTAGAAATGGTTGTCTGGATTCCTACGGATAACGTCGAGTAGTGCTTGTGTCTTTTTAGCCAAGCTGTCCTCCCTGAACTTCTTCTGGGTTTATGTTGGCACTGCCAGGTAACTGTATGTTAAACATTTGTGCTATACGTTGAACAGCATCTGGGACATGGCCGGAGGACTCAGCTTTCATAGCCTCCAGTAGCATACCCATATCCTGGTTACGTTTCTGAGCTTCTGCATTCTCAGCATCAGACTGCTTAACCTCGTCCTCAGTTTTAATAAAGCCAAGCTTGTCAAGGTCAAAGACCTCAGCCAGCTCTCTGAGAAGCACGTCACGTTTAATGTACCTGATATCGGTTTCGTTATTTGTGAGGGCAAGGAACTGATTGATCTGTTCCATCTTGACCTCTTTGGCAATCATCGATTTAGATCCACGGGCTATGACATTATAGTCACCCTTGATATCACCCTTCTGGTTGAACTCCATGTTCCAGAAGTACATCGACTTAATGAACGGCCGGGTGACACCTTCATCGTAAAAGTGCACCTGGTCTTTCAGTGTGATGTTCGAGGCACCAATCAACATGGACATACCAGTAGCCGTCTTAGCAGCTCCGGTCATGCCGGAATCCGTGACACCTGATAGTGCCCTTGGAATCGTTGTTGATTCGTCAGCTGTGCTCTGGAAGAAATCAACCAGGCCCAGAAACTCATTGGTGTAGGACGGCAACTTGGTAACTCGAATAGCCTGCTGTCCAGCTTCGATACCAGATCCAATCCTCTGGAATACCCTGAATGGAAACAAGGCAGTGGGATCTTCACCATCAGCAAGTAAATCAATGTTGGCCTCAATGATCGGCCCGGCTGCAATAGCAGCATTGTCGAGCATGGCCCGGACACTGGCATTGTACAGTGTCTGAGGATCTCTCATGATCTCCGGGATACCATCACCAAACAGACTGGTCTCGTCTTTGTCAAAGTAATAAAAGTAGTAGGGTATCTCAGCACCCTCAACCGGGGAGACAATAGACTTAATGATTATGCCTTCGATCATCCAAATGTTAACGGCCACTTCAGGCCCCATCTCATCCCAGACTTCGTCCGTGACTTTTGGTAAAAGTTCTTTTGCATCGTCTATCGGAAGGAATCCCCACCGTTCGTGGATCTCGTACTTCTCTTTCTTCGGAGGTGCATTGTCTCCGTCAGAGCTTGTATTCGAACTCATGTCACGTAGGTATTCTTCGTAGTGCTTATACTCAGCATTACCCTGAGGGTATGCTTCCATAAAAGCACGAATGGCTTTGCCGTTGAAGTCTTGTCTGAGTGAGAGCTTATATAGCCGGTTCTTACTGAACAGATGTTTCTGCCATATGTACCGGGCATCCTTTATATCCTTGACACTCATGTCAGGGTAGATGTCCCAGATAGAAACGAACTGGGCTGTAGGTATGATCCGTTTGATCTTAACCTGTTTCCAGTTTCCTTCTTGATCTTGTATCCAACGTTTACTAACAACCTCTTTAACCATCGGGCCTTTCAAGATACCGGTACCATAAAG